GTAATGTTCACTGAGTTTGAACCCTGTCACGACAAGATAATCTTTCGGTGAGAACCCCCAACGTAAGTCTTCAGGTGTCCATGCTTCCCGATTCTCAAATACTTTATAGCCATCCTTAGAACGTTCAGGTCTTAGAATGATAGTATACATGTTGCGAAACTTGGATAAGACCTGTCTAACTTTCTTTCCAACTTTTGTGTCTGCAATATGAACGATAACAAACCTTTTCCGTAATCTATGGAGAGCCAACAAGAGAATCTGGCTTTCAAACCCGTTGCCCAGAAACAGAACAAGAGGTTTATGGTTCCCTTTTAGTTCTCGTTGTAAGTTCCAACAGAATCGGTCAAACCTATTCCCAAACATCTTCATTCTTATCTTCCTGTGAATACGAATCCTTGACTGTGCCTGCCAACAACTTCCCGCGTCACAATTTCAACGGCGTCAAGTCCATCGTCATGTTGACCTCTTGGAAACTGAACCCACTCCATCCAAAACTCCGTCTTCAAATTCAATGTGGGATTCAAGAGTATGCGTTGGCTTTCAAAATGGCTGCTCATCGGAATAAACCGTGATTCCTTGTCTTTGCCCGTGTGACTGGCTACGATTGGCAAGCCTTGCAGCTCTGGAAGAAACGTTAAAATCTTTTGGAAAGCGTTTGATTCAATGAAAATCTTCGCGTAATGGTACTTTTCATATAAATCGCGTAATTTCTGGAGGAAAACGGGGAAGGGCGCTTGTTTTGCCCAAACGTCTTCTAAGAAGGCTTTTCCAGTTGCTTTGTCGATGCTGATGGTAGCAATCCCTTGATAGTCACCTTCGCCTAATGCAGGATCAACACCCGCGTACCGAAGGTTTTCGCTTAGTGGTTCAGTTTCCCATGGGTGAAGCCACTCGGATTTGAGCAGGTCACCTTCCATGCCCGTAGGATCATTCATATATTGGCATCGAAAGATAATACTGCCTACTTGTTCTTCGCGGTCATGTAGTTTTTCAGGTGTCCAGTAACCAGACCAAAGTGGTGTTCCGTCTGGTTTCCAAGCCTGTTTAATGTCGTGTGGCCATGTTCTAAGCAAGTCATCATACAAATCTGCGTATGACCAGCGGGTGCCGATGACAATGATTGCACCCCAAGGATACAAAGTCGGATATAGGACTTTATTGAACCAAAGGTGAACCTTCTCAATCTGAAGTCGTGTACGAACGTTCTCTTCATCAATGACGTCATCACATACAATAAGGTCGGAACGTCCACCCGTGATTGGTCCGAGTAGGCCAGAAGCCTTGATAGTTGCATTCTTACTGATTTCTTTTCGGTTAACGATGATTTCATGGCTTGTCCATCTGCGGGGAACTAGAGGTTTCAAATCGCCAAAAACTTCAATATACTTTCGATCCGTTTCAATACGAGTCATGATTGCCGTCAAGATTTCTTCGGCGAGACTCGCGGTTTTCGTGACGATGTTAACGTGAATGTTAGGGTGGTTTCCTACTAACCATGAAACATAGTTTACGGTGGTACATTCAGTCTTCGCATGACCACGAGGCCAAAGTAGCACATATCGTTTAACGCAGTCATGACGTTCTTTGGTTGCTCTTGGACAAATCTTGCCGTTGAAGGGACAAAAATTGTTTTGGAGAAAACTGTACCATTCATCATGAAAACTTGCGTTAGTGTAACCCAAGTATTCAGTGAAAACTGTTAGACTGTTCCTGGCCGCGAATTCTAAGGACTGCTCGAGCACCAGCGATGAATTGTCTTCGCTCATCCTCCGTCAACTTCTTCCAAGTTTCATCATCAATTCCATGATTTTCCTTCTTGTTCACTGTCAATTCATTTGCTACTTTTGGCAAGCGCCCAACGCTCTGCAGGAACGTGTTGGTTTCAACCACCGCGTCAAGAACCGCTTTAACCGCGCCCGTGCCAGTGCCAATGCCCATGGTAGCCTTATCCGAGTTAGCCCATGCCAAAACTTCTACGTTAATCAATTTCTGCAAACGTTCCTCAACAAACTCGTCTGACACTTCCTCACTGATTTTACGGGTTCTATGAAAAGGCGTAACACGTTCAGTCATACATCAATCACCATGAATCACTTGTAATTTCCGAACCTATCAAAATGATTGGTCGAAACAGGACAAACACCATGATTAAGCAATTTCAAATGTGCATAATCGCTGATCGCGTTTTTTCTATGGAGGAGACAGGAACGGTAAACGTCAAATAGGTTCTTGCGAACAACGATGCCTCTTGCTTTTCCAAGACAGAAAGCAACCACACAACATAATGGATAACGCGATTTGATGCCATTCTCGAAGGCTTGTATCATTCTCATCAAATCAACTCCGCTTCTTATCCCAACGAATAAACAGGATAGTTCCAGCAATCATCAAGACGCTAACTAGACAACTCAATGTAAAATTCAAATACACCATGTTCAAATCACCGTTATTCCAAGTTTAAGAAACTCTGGGGAAAGGACTGGCTCTTTCGGCGGTCGATCCCAATAGCCATTCACTGCCATATGTCGCAGAGCAAGACTGCTCGGATTGGGTGAATAGTGATAACCAAGATGTAGTAAAAGTGCGTGGATTTTGGCTCGGGAGAACTTTTGTTGTCTGAGGAAATGAGTTATTCGCCGTGCCAAGTTTGAATCCACATGCAAATCACTGCGGAAAATTGAAAAGAGAAACTGCATTATGCTAGTCGGATCTTTGCGGTCAAAATAAAAGGTTCTACCAATGAATTCTTGCCTCAAGAAGTCAGATAAGGGTTTAACTATATTGGATGAAGTATGGGCATTCCCACAACGACCTCGTCTGAGTCTAAAGCGGAAGTAAGTGGGATCGTTATTAGGAGAAGGTTTGCTGGGAGGTAACTCATGCCAAGGCACGAAGTTGCGAGGAAGCATCAACTCAAATCGGCGGATATGATTCACTGTGACTTGGGAGCATCCTAAGTTCTTAGAAATACTATTGTCAGACTCTTTGGCTAACACCCTACGACGAATCTCCTCACGATCAATTAACATTTATTTGTCCCATCCTTTCAATTCCATCACCATCGCAATCAACGTGAACAACCCGAACACCCCAGTCAAAACCACAGTCACGAACGGCTGAAACAAAAACGAGGAAACAACCAGAACCAAACAAGTCAGCAGGGCACACACAACAACCAAACGACCCAAATCCATCATGAATCACTTTTTCCTTTTTCGCAATAGAACATACAAAGACGAATTACCATAAGAGACACTTAAAGGCTCCCAACTCTTTTTCAAAAAGACCGCCAATCTTTTAGAGAGGTCTTTCTCACACTGCTCTATCCGAACAACTTGATAGTCAAACCTACCCAACAAAATCACCTCCCAAAACAACAAGGACAAGGCACGTAACCATCATGAGCCACAAGAGAAACATAATGGAAAAAAAGTTCACTGGCTGAATACTGATGGAAAAACCAGATACAGCACAATGGAAAACCACAAACTAAACCCCTCAAAAACACGCGGAGAGAACTCGGTAACCAATTGAAAAGTTTAAAAGGATAATGATCAGGATGAATGTAGTGATTTAGAAAGCACCCTCGTAGAAATTTCAAGGTGAAAACACCATACTCAAATCACGCATCGGGAAAAAGCAGTGCAAACCCAAACACGACTACAATCGGAAGAAGAACAGGACTCGCAAAGAGATAAAGAAGAAAAGCAGTACGACGTTTCTCTAATTCCAATTCACTCATAAACTGTCAACCTCAATCACCGAGACAACCACTTAATGATATTAGACACTGAAAAACCACAAATGACACCGTGAAGAAAATGATAGGCAAATTCAGATAAAGGACAATTACACATTATCGTCGAAGGTTTCTCAATCAATCGTTCCAATAATAGATGCAACTTAAGTGGCATCCAATCTGGAAACTGATGTTTAAAATTGGTTTCTAATCTGATTTTTTGGGTCCAACGTCGAACCAAACAACCATTGACGTAATATTCACAAGTAGCCTGCGGAAAGATTATTTGGGGTTCTATAAAGGCAACTTTCAAAGCAATTCACTCATAAACACACACCAAAAACCACACTATCAACAAAACAAATGAAGCAATCACGAACCATCATAAACCCATCTTCCATAATGAATCGCCTACATAGGTATGGGTAGACCTTTGAGTCGCTTCTTGACTTCAGCGAAAAGCTTGCTGGGAAACGTAATACGAGTGTACGTGCCAATCGGTTCCGCATTGAGGTCTTCCATGTCTTGTTGACTGATTTCGAGAAATGGTGTTTTCTCCATCACATCACCTGGACCAACCAAACTTAACAGAATCTTTCGGTTAGACAAACTATAGGATAAGCCGAAGTGCTTACCATTACTCAGTTTTATGAAAACATAGTCTCCAGGTTCCAAGTCCACGAATTCATGAACAGTCTGGATTGTCTGATTCTGTATATACTTCACATCAAGTCATCCTCGTAGAAATTTCAACGTGAAAACACCATATTGGTTTGAATCCCCGCAAAACGTCATTTCTGTCGTAGTCTCTTAGGCAAATAACGTGGATCATAATGGTTGAGGTTATCCAACATATCCTTAGATTTAAGCGGCAACCCACAATTCGAACAGTAATTATCAGGAATGTTGCATGTACTCTGACAGTCTGGACATAGAAAGTCACAACACATCAAATAGCACTGTGTCAACAAGACAAACAACCTAAAACCCCATCTTCTTGAATGATTCAGCAAGTTCCTTACACACAGGACAATCATCCATCACAACATCAACACCCAAATCAGGCATATCATATGCCATACCACACTTCCTACAGTACACAACCTTCAACACTCAATCACCAGTTAACCAACAGTTACACCCAAACCCCATTCTCTATAAGCTACGGCTACCACCTTTACGTGGTCGTCGTCGTGGATGGTGGACCTTTTGACGTACCCAGGTGTTTGTTTGCTATCAGGTGATAGCAGCAGCTTAGTACGTATGTGTTAGTACGTATGTCTTAGTACACATGTAATAGTACAGTGCTAACAACAACAGTACTGACAGGGCATTGATGATGTACTGCTGTGCTCGTGCTGTGCTCTAGTACTAGCACTACAACCCTGTGTAATCAGACTACACCCGAATGTAGTATGCCTACACCCCATTGTACTACCACTATCAACACGACTTAACTAGACCAGCGTCGACGTTGATGGTGGTATTGATGAATGATTGGTAGTGGTTGGTTGGGTGTTTGTGTGTTGTTGTCTTGACTGGTTAGTGTCTTAACCAGGATCGTGAATGCTCTTATGTGATTTGCTAGGATGTTTGTTTGTCTTCTTGCTACTGGCCTTAGGTGTTGCTGTTTATGCAGTTTTGTGCTGTTGTGCTTTTGTTGTCGTGTTGTGTGTGTGCGTGTACTGTTGTGTGCGCAAACATTTATATGTAAGTGTGTAGTAGTATGCTTAGGTGTTAAAGCGAGGGAAAAGAAAATGACGAATAGAACAGCCACGGAATATTGGAACATTCGCAAACGTCATGATGTGGTGTTTCCTAACAACCAGGAGTCTAAGAAAGGCTTCAGCAAGAAGTATGCTTAGGTGTGGATCATGAAGGATAAATGTAAGGGTTGTAGAAAGCCTTGCTTCTCTCTCAACCCTGAGTATGAACCTGATGATTGTGAGCAGAGACAGGGAGGAAAAGACGAATGAAGAAGAGATTAGAGAGATTGCCGACGACGCTTGAAGAGTTGGCCTTTCTTTGCAGGCAGCCGGTGAAGCGTCGACGGATGAAGAAGTGGA